TACTAATATAACTTTTTTGCTCTTTAAATTTTTTTTCCAACTGTCCTGTATATTTATAGATTGATTTGTACAATCTAGGGTCTTTTTTTAATAGTGTTCTGTTGCTTGCTTTTCCACTTAAAGACTTATAGAAGTCGTTATATTTTAACTTCTCTATTGTATCCTCTAAACTATAAACATTTATAGTATTTAAATCTGCTTTTACCCTATCCCAATGTTGCTTAACTAAATTCATACAAGAAGGCGTCTTTATTATAAATAGTGGCATTCCTGTATTTTAGAGTACAGGTCCTCGAGAGATGTATAAAAAGTTTCACCTGTTTCTTTGTCTCTGATTAATACTTCGGAGTCACCCCATAGACAATCGCACTCCTGTGCAGCTGCTCTCTCACCAAGGTCTCTTGTTTGTTGATCTCTCCAAGTTTGATCTCTTTCTGGATGTACAGTCCATGGTAGATTGATTGGAGTAAAGTTATTTTCGCCATTTAGTGCACGAGTAAACTCTTTATGAAACCAGTTACCAACCCCATTAGGAGTTGATAATGCGATACATCTACCCCCTGTTGCCAATGTCTGTTGTGCAGCAGTAAAGATGTCTCCAATACGATCAATAAAGGCAGCCTCATCTATTATTAACAAAGATACAGCTTCAGAACGTGCTGAGTCTGTTGCTGCTGATACTGCTTTAATTTGGGAACCGTTCTTTAGTCGTAAACTAAGACGATTATGCTCCATTACAGGAAGTTGCATCCACTTTGGTAAGTTATCGTAAGCAAATCTTACTTTAGTTACCATGTTTTTTGCAGTTGCTTGAGTAGTTGCTAGTACAAGAATGTTTTTATCCTGTTCAAACAACATCATCCACAATGCAAAAGCCGAAGTTAGCGTAGAAATACCAAGCTGTCTCGACTTATTGATAATGAGATAATCAAATCTTTGGAATAATTTTAGCGATTTTTCCTGAAAAGGAAATAGATTGAAGGTCATTCTACCTCTAGTAGGGTGTTGGATCGTGTAGTACTTCTTCATGAAGTATACAGGATCCGCTTTGCACTTTACTAATTCTTGTCTTATTGCATCGCTTATGCTTATTTGTGATGCTGCCATTCTGTTGTTTTTAAAACTAATTAAGCTACCTCTTCTTCACTATCGTCGTCATCTGTCGACACTGTCATAGCTTGCTGTATATCTGCTCTCAGCTTTTTAATTTGATTAGGTATATTTCCAATTGCCTCTTTATACTTATCTATGCTTATTTGACCACTCTTAAATTGCATTAACAATGCATCTTTTTGAGCTTCTAATCCTTGTAATTGAGCTTGCTTTTTATGAATACCTGATAAAACAGGTTCTGGTTGTGCTACGTCTTGAGAAGATGGTTCTTGTTCAAAATTATTTGAATCATCTGCTTCGGGTTGATCCCAATCATCTTGCATATCTTCGTCCCCAAAATCCTCTTCATCAGAAGGATATTCATCATTAGTATGTAGTATTTGTCCAGTATTATCGTCTTCTCTTAGGTATGAATTTCTAGTTAGCTTATTCTCAACTAAAAACTTCTGAATATTAAATTCCATCTTGCTCTTTGTTAATAAATAGCTAAATACTAGAAGTCTAAAAAGGTTGGTTCCACTGCAATAGTGGCTTTGTGCTGATTTACCAGTTCTTGCCATTTAGCCCTTGAGTACTTAATACCGTAAATATAGTATTCAGATACCTTCTTTTCGTCTTTTGGATAGATTAGTGCAGGACCTTCCATTGAGTGCATTTTTGCCACCTCATTATCCTTTTGAAAGTAGCTGATTGTTTTACCACACGTAGTATTAATGGTTCGAAAAATTGTATGGGTTCTCATCTTATTGTTTTTATTAAAAAATACTAATAATATTTCATACTAGCAACAAAAAAACCCAATCTTACGGCATTGGGAATTTCTGCTTTTATTGTATGGGCTTCTTTATGATTCTGTTTCTCCAGCTTCCGCTTCTTCTGGTGTATTTTCTTCAGGTGGACCTGACGGTGCACTTCCACCTCCACTTGGTGCACTTCCACCTTCTTCGCCGTCTGCTTTTTGTTCAGCTCCTTCAGGACCTTTGGTACTGATTGGATTGCCTAAAGCAAGTATTCTTGCTATTGCATTCATGCATCTTTCTCTTTCACCAACTGTTTGTAAATAAAACTTTTTACCAGATACAGAAGCTTCGTAGGCTTTACCTAAAAAAGTAAGTGTGAAATCCTGGTCGTTATGTAAAACAATTTTAAAAGTAGTTGGTTTTGGAGCAATAATATAAATACCTGTAATATAATCTTTATACGCTGAACTCATTAACATTTTTAACGTTTTTTCCAATGTAGGATACTTACGTAAAATGTAGCCAATAGGATCGTCTTCAAAAGATTGAACATTAGGTTCCATTCTTTCAACTTCATTAAGTATCAATCTTCTTATGATTTCTCTATTTGTCATCATCCTAAGAATTGTTTATATTTGTTAAACTGCTCTTGACGTTCTTTTAAACCAATTAAACCACCGTTAATTTTCTTTGTAATTAATTCAAATTCATGCTTATCGCAATGCTCTAATAATTTCTTATCGATGCAAAATTCCCAAGCTGCAGAATCTAATGCATAATGCTCTGTAGTATGAACTAACTCAGCTGTTTTATCTAAATCCTCACCGATGTACTTAGCATAGTGTGTATAAGACTCTCTACCTGTTAATTGTAAATATCCACCACCTCTAAATTTAAATCCATCTCCACTTGCTGCATCACCATTACCCATTCTTCCTGAATAAACTGTGTTGGCTAATAACTCTTGATTCTTAATATACTTACGTGCATCCAATTTTCCACCTTCTCCTGTTAAATTAAATCTTGAAGGCCAAATTGCTACAATACGTTCTGGAGTAGTATAGTTCATGCTTTCAGTTTTAATTGTAAAATTACCGCTTTCGTGACCAATTTGAGCTAAGAAAATTAAAGCTCTGTCTACTGTATTAATACCGTATCTTTCAAAGATAGCTGATAATTCGTTTAAAACTCTGTCAGGAACGTGTCCTTTTAATTTACTTAAATCTACACTCATAGTTTTTGATTTTTATTTTTGTACGTTTTTAGCAAATTGTGCCATGTGTCTTAAATGAGCATCCTTACTGTGAGTTGCTTTATTAAGTTTGGCTGCAGGAATATCTTTGTCTTTAGCTACGTGTAATGCTTTGTGTAAAGCACCTTTGTGTTTAGGATTAACTGCTTTTTGAATCCAGTGTCCTTTTTCATTCTCTTCGTATACTTCGTAGCCAGGAGTAGGTTCTTGCTCAGCACCCATTTCTGCTTCTTCTTCACTAATATATCTAGCAACTGAAGCTAGGTTTTCTGAAGCTATTGTTATCTTAGCTAATGCCCAAGCTGGTAATTCATCTTGTGGATGTATCATGTTGATTAACTTAGATGCATTTGAAGCTATAGATCTTAATTCTCCATCAGCCATGGGTGCATTACCATCTTCACCATGAGTGAAGTCTTGACCTTCTTTATCTCTCTCACACTCCCAGCATTCGCTGATTAAATCTTTTAACTTTATCATATTACCAAGCTTTATTATAAATATTTACTTCCAACTTCTAAAATTTTATAACCAACAAATTTTTCTTTTTCGCTTTTACATCTATTAATTACTGTTTGCTGGCTTATTCCAAGTGCAGCCGCTGCTTTTGTTGAGGAAATAAAAACTCCTATAGGGGTTAGTACTTCATATGAAATTTTTTTAATTTGAGAAGCTTCTAATTTTTTGCCAGTCATTGTACCTGGTTGATTTTTAAAATACTCTTTTTTCTTTTTTGATAGAAGTTGTTTTGTTTGTCTACTACGTTTAACTCCTAGCTGAGATGGAGGCTGTTTACCGCCTTCTAGTATATTTTTTAAATTCGGAAGCGTTTTTATTAAAAAAATTTCGTAGACTAATGCATCTTCTTCTTTTTCAAAGTATTTTAAAATTTTAATCCTATTATAATCTACAGGTTTTAAGTTGATAAAAACACTTTCCCTTATTTTTCTTTTATGCGGTGCGTAAGCTCTCCCATCCTTTCCTTTTCCTACATAATACGGTGTCCCGTCTTCTCTTTCATACACATATACGTAATACATATTACCACATTTTACAACTCCAGTATCTTGGAGAAGTTCTATCCTTTGCAGTATCGCAGTGATGTCTAGCTCTAAATGACTTTCTACGTGCCGGGATGCTTTTTTTTATTTTTAAATTAGGATCGCCAAAGTTTACCTTAATAATATTTCCTTTTGGGTTTTTAACATAAACAGATCTTTTCTTAGGTCCGCCTGGTGTTAAAAAAGGTTTACCAAGTGTCACTTTGTGACCATGGTACTCTGCTTCTTCTAACCTATCCCAGCATTCTGTAATATATTCAGCCAAACATTGAGGACAAAAGTCTTCTGTCTCATCTACAGCATTTATTTTCTTAGCTGCAGATACTGCTTTTTTATAAGCTTCTGAACCTTTACGTGCTGGTTTTTCACCACGAGCGTGTTTAGCTCTGATGTTTGCCCATAATCCTTTGCTTTCTTCGTTTATCATTAGTGTGAAGGTTTAAGTTCAGCTACTAAAGCTTCTATAAATGGTTTGAAATTATGCGTTCCATAATCTTTTTTCAGAATATTAGCTACTACTGTAGCAAACTCTTTATATGAAGCGTTTTCAGGGATATCTATCTGCACACCTTCTTGAGAAAGGTCAGCCAGTTCTTGCATTCTTCTTATTTCACTAATTCGTACTTTCATTTTAATGTAAGAATTTAAGTTTATATTTAATTTCTTCTATTAAACGTACTGTTTCGTCTATTTGATTTTGAATATAACTATCTTGAGGTATCCTATGTCTGATAGTTTCTACATATCTAGATAAGGCTTCAAAATAATTAACTGCCTGATCGTCTTCTTTAAAAGTAGCAGGACTTGTGTAGCCTCTTAAAATTCCATATCTACCTTGAAAACTTTCTACTAGACCGTCAAATAACTCAACAATTTCATCGTAGTATTCATTTAAAGCTTTGTGTGCAGCGTATGAAGAAGTCTGCCAATGAAAAACATGAGCTTGCTGTCTTGAAGCCATTAAAGTTGATATAAGTTGTGCAAACTCTTCCATTATTTCTCTTCTTTTTTAGGTAGCTCTTTTTTAGAAGCTGTAATTACTTTATGTTTATTACGTAAATCTCTAATACTAGCCATTTTTCTTTCTGCTAACTCATGATGCTTATCTGTTAGTTCAGGATTTTCAGCAGCTTCTTTCATATGACTATTAACTTCCTTTTGAAGTCTATCAATATGACCTGATATTTTTCCTAATATATGATCTTTCTTTTTTTCTACTTCTGCTAAATGCTTATGTAATTGTCTGTGAGCTGATTCAGCTACCATATTAGCCTCTTCTTCGTCGTTATAAACTCCATGAATACCTTGAGGATCGTACTGACTCATACCAAAAGCGTGTGTAGTTTGAACCATATCTTCTGGTGATGCTTCTGGATGTGGTTTTAATACTACGAAAATTTTACCGATTGTATCTTCGCAGCCTGGGTGATCAAAGGGTTGTTCCATCATTGCGTTTTCTTTTAGGTTTTTTTTCTTAGGTTCATTTATATGCAAAGCAGCTAAATACTTATCCAACGCTTTTTTAGTACCTTCAGTTTCACCAACCTTCTTACCATGCTTATATACAACGTACTTATTTCCTACTTTTTTATGAGTGTATGGCATATCTATTCGTTTTCTTCCTTATAAATATCTCGTTTCTTTAGTTCAGCAATCTGCTCTTTAACTTGTTTGTAGATGGAAATCTTATCTCCACCACCCCACTTTTCTACTTCTCCCATCTCAGAAACAAACGTATCGTTTTGATCAATCCACGTATCGAGAGCTTGTTCTAGGTAGTCTAATTGAGCATCTTTATTTGAGTTCATAATGTTAGAGCAATACTCATCCCACTTTCCTTCCATTTTTATCTTAGATTCCATCCTAGAAACACAATCGATACACATTTGGTGAATAGCCCACATTTTTTTATTATAATCATGGACCTTCATTACTCCGCCACAATTTGGACAGCAAAGGGGTAGGACAACTAGCTTTTTAATTTCATCAAGCTTAGTTATGCTTTGTTTTATCCCGTTTTTAATAGTCCACTTCTTACTATTTTCTTCCCAAATTTCCCCTTCTATATGCGTCTGCACTTGCTTCTCCCATCCAGTTTGAATTTGAGTTCTTTCATCTGCTTTATCAGTTAAGATGTTTCGCATTCTAGTAACATCTCTTTTCGTAAACTCTTTTTTTAAATTATTTTCCATAACAATTATTTATGTATTTTATACTATTTGTGCTTCTCTACAATACTGTAAGGTATGTTTTTTTGTTTTAACATATCAATTAGCCGAAGGTATTTTGACATAAATGGTGGCTCAATAAAATCTTCATCTTCTGGATCTAAGTCCTTAGCTGCACCTGTATTAGTAGGTTTTTTTACGTCAATTCTAATTAAACATTTTGATATATCAACTCCTTTTGGATATCTTATCATACTCACCCTTTCTTCCGATTCATCTACTGAACTCCTACCATATCCTGCTTTTGCATCTGCATGTGGTTCAAGTTTATACCTATCTGAAAGTAAGTTACCATCTATTACGATTCTTACTTGATCTAATATAGTATCGCTAGACATAGCTTTATTTCTCGTAAAAGAGATATAAGGTTGTGTTAACGTACCATGTATTGATTTTAGTATAAAATTTTCGTTTATAATATCAATCATATTACCATACTTGGTAAAGTGATACAAGGTACCAACTTGCTTTCTTTCATTTATTAGGTCTATTAGTTTTATCACGTCTTTATTTTATTAAATGTAAACGGTGCCTTTTAGATTAGGTACCATTTGTTTAATTTGCTCCTTTGTATATTTCTTGGCTATTGGTGTATTGTCTAAATATAAACTACCTCCTACTTTAAGGTCTTGAGGTAGGGATGTTATTGGTGTGTTGGTTAAATCTAAACTACCTCCTACTTTAAGGTCTTGAGGTATTGATGTTATTGGTGTGTTGGTTAAATCTAAACTACCTCCTACTTTAAGGTCTTGTGGTATTGATGTTATTGGTGTGTTGGTTAAATCTAAATTATTTCCTACTGTCAATCCTTGAGGTAGGGATGTTATTGGTGTGTTGTTTAAATATAAACTACCTCCTACTGTTAGTCCTTGTGGTAAGGATGTTATTGGTGTATTGTATAAATATAAATTACCCCCTACTGTCAATCCTTGAGGTAGGGATGTTATTGGTGTGTTGTTTAAATATAAATCACCTTCACTTCCATTTTTTATATATCGCTTTATCTTTTTTTGAGTTGCAATTAGATAGTTTCTGCTACGCTCCTCTCTTGACCGTCTTGGTGTTAGTTCAATCTCTTCTTTTAGTAGGTCTATTAATTTTATCAT